CGGCAGGCAATTGACCCGCCTGAATAGCCGGGACCATCTGCGTCAGCATGTTGCCGATCACTTCGCTCGTCTCGTTGCGCTGCTCACGCTCCAGGTTGTCATCCTGCGCAATGGTCGAATCCGTCTCCACGTCCACAGCGTAGACACGAAGGAAGTCGTCCTTCATCACCTGTTCCATTTCCGGCGTCACTTGAACCCCGGTCATCTGGAATATCTGCTCAGGCTCGAACTTCTCGCTGATGACCTCCGCCATGATGCGGAAGCAGTCGCGGAAGAACTGGCTGATGGTGTTCAGCTTTGGAGCCAGTCGGACATTCGCCCACTGGTCCTTGATTCTCTGTGCCGATGCCGTCTCGTTCGGGTTCGTCTGCCCCCGCGTGATGTCGCTGATGCCAATCGTTTCCCACAGTTGCACCTTCAGGCGCTCGTACTGGTCGATCAGGTTCCCAATCACCTGCATCTTGTTCGTGTTGTCTTGCGAATAGACGACATTGCCAGCCTTGGAGCCTGCCAAGCCCATGCGCTCGACAATGCCGGTCACGGGGAAGAACGTGCCATCGGTGGCCTGATTCACCTTGTCCAGTTCAGGGAAGCTGGCGTCGTAGTAGCCCCAATCCTTGACCAGTCCAGTCAAGGCCTTGATGCGCTTGGCGTACAGGTTGATCAGCTTGAACATGTCGCGAATGAAGGTGAAATCAGGCTTCGGGATGACTTCCTCGCCTTCCACATTCGACATCATCGGGCGCGGGGATGGGAAGAAGTCCTGCAATCCCAATGGGTCTGGACGGGTTTCGATGACATCATCATAGGCATCACAGATCAGGATGACCTCGCGCTTGGTCTTGTCCCATATCTCATGGATGCAGAATTGCGGTTCGTACTTGTCAGCCTTCAGCGGGGAATTGCCCCCACCTGAGCCGGTAGCCTTCTCGGGCAACTCGATATTGAACTGCCTTTCCAGTTCCTCCCGGCACATCCAATGGTCATAGGCCATCCATGTGACCTGATCCCAGGCGGTCGTAGGCTCCCAATGGTAGTTCTTCCAGTGCACGTACCGCTGGCGAATCATGCGGCTGACAACCATCGTCTGCGTGAGTGGCCCCTTCTCTCCAAGGATCGGCTCGCCGGTCATCGGGTTCAGGACCGGGACTTCCGTCGTCTCCACGTCCATTTCGATCTTGGCCTGCCCCAGCGAGCACACGAGGAAGTCATTCACCGACTGATGCGCGTCGTTGTCGTAGCCGGTCGTGTCCTGAACGAAGGTCACAGCGCGTTCGGTCATCAAGCTGATGGACTTGGCCGTCCCGTCCATCACGTCCGTGTTGCGCTTGCGCACGTCAGGGCGCGGCATACGGCTGAACAGGGCAGCGTGGAGGACATTGGTGCTGGACCAGAACAGCGGGACCAGCTGCATGTTCTCGGTCAGTGAGTCATTCGCCATGCGGCTGCGGTCATAGTACGAACGCTCGGCTTCCTTAGCCTGCCGACGATAGACCTCATGGGCCTTCTTTTCGGCAGATAGGCGCTTAAGCCACTTCTCGCGCTCTGCGGATGGTCCTTTTTCTTCGATCACCAGCCGTCGCCTTGTGCTTGAATGGGGCTCATCATTTCGTTGATCGTCGGAAGCCTTGTCAGGTCTATGGGTGTTGCGGGCTTAGTCACCTGCGGGTTCCAGGTCTTGTGGATGTAGCGGGCGAACAGGCTGCATGTGTCTACAGCGTCGTCTATCCGGCCATCCTCGCCAGTGAAGTTGCAAAGCTGGTTAATCACCCGCTCAACCCATGTCTTGCCCGGGTCAGCAGGCCAGAACACCGCGCCTGCGCTCATCAGGCCCATCATGGAGCTCGCGTGGGCAATCTTGTTGCCCTCATGCGGTAGCCATTCACAGGCCACGTACTTACCCCGCTCGCGCATCTCGCGGCGAAGCATCGGCTCGATTGCCCTGCGTATCTGGCCAGTCTCGCCAATGAACAGAATCGGGTTCCACTTCTGAACCAAACTGACCAGTACAGATACCCAAACGTCCGACTGCTCCTGCCCAGCCCACCAGTCCAAGGCGTAGATCGCGCCAGCAGGGTCAACGCCCCACCCCGCTAGCTCGGTGAAGTCCCCGCCACTCTGCGTAACCGCGAAGTCCCCGGACATGTAGATGTTCAGGTCTTTCGGCAGTCGCTCGTAGCGGTGCATCCATTCGCGCTTGAACAGGAAGCCAGCAATGGAGCGGCATTTGCCTTCCCATACGTGCTGGTACAAATCCTCGTTCATCGAACGCATCTTTACGCGCTCGGTGTCCATCTCCTTGCCAAACCACGGATTGTCGCGCCAGTTGATCTGCACAACCCATGCGTCAGGATCGTGGCCAACTACAAACCGCTCGTAGACGTAATCATCCTCTAGCGTCGGGTTGAAGCTGGCCCATATCTCCGATCCAGCCTTGCGGATGGTCGGGATCAGGATGTTCCAGGAGTTAGCGGACACGCTTTGGGCTTCCTCCACCCAAACAATGTCCACGCCCTCATATGACTTGATCGACTCCGCTGTGTGGTCCTGTAAGCCAGCAAAGGAGAAGGATGATCCGTTGACTGAGCGAATCTCAGCCTTCAACACCTCGTAGTAGTCACCCAGCCCGAGCCTGCCGATGTAATCCTTGATGACCTGCATGGATGATTCAGCGAGTGACTTCTGAACCTCACGCACACACAGGATGCGCAAGGGCTTCTGTAGCCCCATGGCAAGCAATACCTGAGCAATCGTGTGCGACTTGCCCCCGCCTCTGCCGCCGTGCATCACCTTGAACCGCTTGGGTTCGAAGATGGGCAGCAGCTTGTCAGGCAAGCTCATTGCTATCTGGCGTTCACTCACTCGGTTTCACTGGGTGAATGTGGAACGAAGGCGCTGGCAGGCTCTCGCCATTCTTCCCGGTCAACTCGGTGCGTGACAGCTTGGGTATGTGGTACTCGATCACATCGTTCATGCACTTCCATGCGACCAGCGGGCCGTCCTTCTCGGCTATCTGGTCAAGCCAGCCCTGCATCCGTTCGGCGTTGTCGTCCACCAAACGGGCAATAGCTTCCCGGGCGTTCTTCGTCGCCTTGTTCAGTTCTCCGTGCTTTCGGCCACGTCCTGCGGATGGTGGTTTATTCACAACAGATTCCAACAGTTTGTTGACATTTGGGAAGGAATGCCCCTGTTACGGGGCACCCATGTTACTTGACTGCATCGCCGAATACGTGCAGGTCGCAGGTTGTGCCTGCTGTGCCTGCCACGGTGACTCGGGCGTAAATGCCATACGCGCCCTCGGTTGCGTTGTAGGTCGGGGTGAATACCGTGGTAGCGACGGCACCTGCAACAATCGTGCGATCCGAGAACAGGGTAGAGGCTGTCAGCGAGGTGAGTACCGCCGGGGCCACAATAGCCGTGCCGCTGGCTGCTGCTCCGGTGTAGAGAGCGAGCTGTGCTGTGGAAGCGGCCAGAGTTGCGCTGGCGTTGGTTGCGGTGATGTTGCGCGGGATGAACTTGCCCACCGGGATCGGGACGAAGGTATCCCCGATAGTGCCAAGATCAATGGAAATTGCGGAACCAAGCGGCCCGCGTGAATCGCCTTGAATGCTCATTGTGGAGCCTCGTGTTGTGGCCTGGGGCCGGGGTTACTGCCCGGAATGGGCAATGGGGTTACTGTCGCAGGTAGTCTTGTACGGATTGGCCGGGGAGGCGTTGGATGCCTTGGGCTTGGAGCTCTGCGCGGGTTGAATTGACTTCGCGCCTTTGGGTCGCTCCCCTGTAGGGGTTGCCACGGCCCAAGCCTGCACTCAGCATGTTTTCGATGTCGCTCATGGTTGCCGAGCCTGCGCTGCTGCCAAGGCTTCCATTCGCTCCCAAGTTCCCAACAGACGACGAGCCGCTGGGGCCGTAGCCTGCTGTGTTCTCGTTCGGGCCGGGGCCGACAAAGTTGCTGCCTGCCTGTCCGGTGTACTGATTGTGCCCGCCTGCATAGCCTGGGGTTGGCTGGCTTGGGCCTTGTGGGCTTGAGCCGTACCCCTGAATGCCGAGCATCTGAAGCAATGCCCCTTGGCCGTTTTGGGCCGTCTGTGCGGGCTGCCTTGGGCTGTAGGGGCTGGTGATGCCTGCCATTCCGCCCGTTGTGGAGCCTGGGCGAGAGTCTTGCGGCTGCCATTGGCCCCATATCTGGTCGTTCAGGCGTGCGCCGGTGTCGGACTGAAGCTGCTGCGCGCCCTCGTTGAACTGCGCCTCGTTGCGATTGCCGAAGAATGCGCCCAGCCCGCGATTCACTGCGGCACCGGCAAGCGGTCCACCCACTGCGGACGCGCCCAGCCCAAGCAATGCGGACAGGCTGCTCTGGATTGGATGGTCCCGGAAGCCGCTGAAGCGGTCGCGGATGGCTGTGATCGGGTTCAGCCGTTGCAGCCAGTTTTCGCCTTCTGCCATTACTGGGTCACTCCCTCGCGATCGGCCAGCAGCGCAGCCTGTAGCGCCTTTATTTGCGCGGCGTCTTGCTCGGCTCCTGCAAGAATTCTTCCAAAACTATCGTGACGCCAACGGGTGGTTGCATCAGGCTCGGTGCTACCGGCGGCAGTGTCGGACAGGCGACTGGTTTCACAACTGGCCCACCCGTTGCGCAGCTTGACAGTGCCAGCGTTGAGGCTAGCAACAAGGCGATCAGCGTTGGCTTGTGCATCGGTTTTGCCCTTCTCGTAGGATTCGGCAATCTCTGCCTGCTTGGTGGCCTGTACGCGCTCTATGGCTCTAGCGGCGTTTGTGGCGTTGGTTTCGGCCTTGGCCAAGTTGGCGTTCGCTACCGCCTTGTCCTTCTCGACCACGGCAGCCAGGGTTACAGCTTTGTTGTGCTGCACGTAGTTGCCGATCAGGGACGCGCCTAATGCGAGGCTTAGACCGGCAATGGCGGATAGGGTGAGGTTCATCAGGAAACTGCGCCATTATGAGGCAGGCAATCGCAATGATGTGTGGTTGGGCCATTGATGCGGTGGCAGCGCGGGCATTCCCAGCCTTTGCCTTGGGAGGCAACTGGAATCTTGTATTGGGACTGCAATTGACGCATTTGGAGGCAACCATTCACCATGCAGTCTGGATTGGCGCAGCAGCATACGATATTCACTTCAGCCACTTCTCAATCAGGTTGTCGATCTTCTCGCCAAACAGGCGGTCGATCAGGATGCCGAACAGTACGCCAGCGATGAATGCGATCATTTCGAGTCCTTGAGTGATTGAACCGTTGCCGCTGCCTTGGCCTGCGCCTGTACCGACCAGCCTGTTGCGAGGATGGTCAGCGGAATGCCGAGGATAAATGCCGATCCTAGCAGGGAGGCGAGGCTTATCCAGCCCTCACCCTTTACGTGTCCGAGCAGAACCAGTCCTGCGCCGATTCCCAATATTCCGAAGGTGGCAAATAGGTTCTGCCAGTCCTTCACTTCCGCATTCTCCAAAGGATTGCCAGCGATAAGCCAGAAACGGACAACATGCCCCATATGAACGCACCTGTTGCCGTTGTCGCAACAAAGGCCGCATATATCATGGCAGCGGTCGGGCCAAGAATTAGGATATAGCCGAGCATCAGCCGTTCGCCAGAAAGTCAACAATGCACAGCGCGCCTAAGCCCGCGAAGATCAGGCATAGGCGGGTGGCGAGGTAGATGAAACCGTCGTTCATGGCGTGCAGTTCTTCCACTCATCGGCCCGCCTGTTGGCCAAGCCTCGGACAAATACCCCGTTGGCGTATGACCAAACTAACCGGCCTGAGTCCGATTGGTGCAGTCGCCTACAGCCCAACTCCCACTCACCCTGCCGCCATGCCTTCATGGCTTGGCTGCCGCAGGTGCTTGGGTAGCCTACGTTCCAGGCATGGCTTGTGGCCATGTCGAACACGCTTTGGGGTGGATAGCGGCTGTTGAAACACAGGATCAGGTGCGATTGCACGGCAACCAGTGCCCGCTTTTCCTCAGCCTCGCACTTTTCCTTGCTCCAGACCTCGCCAACAATGATCGGCGTGTCGGTCACATGGCGGGTCAGCCCCTTGCAGACTGTGGGTATCTTGTTGGCAAGCTGGTCAGCGTAAACCGTGTATTCGCTGGAACCTTCCCATTTCCCGATGAAGTGGACAAGGGAGGGTGATGCGACCGTAAGACCAGCGGCAGCAATAGCCGCCATGCCTTTCGGGTTAATGCGGACCATGGGTCAGCGTCGGGACACGATCACGATGACCTCTTCCTCGGACCCTCGGCTCTGCGCCTCAGCCTGTAGCTGCTGGAGGTGTTCAATCGCTTTTGCCAGACCCATCGGCCCGGTTGCTGTCATGCTCATGTTTCGATCCCTTGGCTTTGTCAATTTCGGCTTTCAGTTCCGGCGCTTTCTGAAATATCGCGCTCAGATAAGCCTTGTTTGCGTTCACGCTGGATTCGACCGCCGATAGGCGCGTCCAACCCATAACAACCATCC